CATGACCCACATGAAGAGCTTCGGCAGCTCCATGTCCCACCAGACGTCGACAGGAGTATTGAACACCCGCGCTAGCGAGAGGATCACGCGGATGAGGGTTTCGCCGGGACTCGGGCCTCCGTCAAGCCCGTCAATGGCAGAACTGGAGGCGAGCCCGACTTTAACAAAAAATTTTGCACCGCCGTGCAGATTTCCACCAAGTCAGGAGCGGAAACCTCGCCTAAGTCTTCAGGGTTAATTCCGCAGACCCGGCCTGCGACAAAGGTCTGAAACCTCAAGTCCAGGTAGGGAACCGGGATGTATTCTCTGACGTATTTCTTGAAACCTGCGTCCAGTTCCAGCAGGTCTTTCCCCTTCAATACCTCCAGCTGCAAGTCAATCTCGGTGAGCTGGGACCCATTAATCTGTGTCGGTTGTGATAGCTTGATGATCATTTTACATGCCGAGTGCGCTCCTGATCGAAAGCGCATAGTCGACGCCGAGTACTCTATCAATGAGGTTTATTTTGTCCTTCTCAAAAATCTCCTCGCCGTTCAGTGACGCCTTGATGTAGGTGACTCCGACCTCGATTGCGTTGGGCTGCTTGGTCCCGACCTCAAGCTTGCCCAGGTCGAATCCTCTGGGCAGAATAGCCATCACGAACTTCCAGGCGCCGATGATCAGGCGATGCGGGCCTGGGTCCAAGTACTGCATTCCGGCACGAGCCTCGATCTTCAGCCCGTCCTGGCGCATCAGTTCGCAGCCCTCCTTGGTGATAGTGTGGAAGTTCATCGTTAGCGCCCAGTCGGCGTAGTGCGCGGCAACGGGAAAGGTTATCGTGCCGCCGAGGCCAGCGCCCTTCAATTCGTCTGTCAGGTTAGCCATGTTCGGCATAGTGCAGTCAGCCATGCCAATGAACCGGTTACCGTTGAACCAGATCGCGTAGTTGTTTACCTGATTTGGTAGATAGGTGCTCATATAAGTTATGCCGCGGCCTGTGTGTTGGAGGGCGTGAACAGGGTTTGCAAGTAGGTGATGTCGAACTCCAGCAGGAATTCGATCCACTCGGCAGGTGTCGGGAACGCCTCGTAAACATGGAATTTGTAGTGACCGTTGAGCAGGTCGGTGTCGCTGTTCTCGCTCTGCCTGAACTCGACCCGCGCTCCAAGACAATCGCCTGAGCTGACCAGTGAATTCAGGAAAATGTTCAACGAATCAATGATGGAATCAATCAACCGCCTGTTACCCGGCTTGTCTACAAACTGGTAGACGGTCAGCACGATCGTGTTACCTAGCCAGTCGGTCATCCTGCGCACCGGAATCCAACGGTCCTTAGGATCACTGTTTGACGGGTAAATCGAAGTGTTGTTGCCCCACAATTTCCAGCCGCCGATCCAGTTGATAGCGGTCACGATGCCCTGTCCGTTCAGTGAGTCAGCACTGCCCTTGCCGAAGAAGACATCGACCGGCGCGTTCAACGGACCTGCTACCGTCCGGTTCATTTTCAGGTTCTTGTTGCTCGGGCTTTCGACCGGGATGTTGTCGTTAGCGTTGTCGACCCACTCAGTCAGGGCGGCCGCCTCTGTCGACAGCCAGCTATAGGTTGAGTCGATAGCGACACGGGGCCAAAGGTCGATCAACCGGTGATCGACGTAGTTGTTCTGGTTTTTCCAGGTATTGACGTCCTGCGCCTTGATCACCACCGTTGAGTCGATGTCTACGTAACCGGTGCAGCGGAAACAGCCGTTGATGTTGTCTGACTTCGAGGCGATCACTGCCGCGACTTCGGGGACCTGCGACCAGCCGGGAGTCAGGATGATTCCAGGCACGATCGAGTGAACCGGAAACACGTCCTCGACGGCTTCCAGTCCGGTGTTTTTCCCGGTTACCAGATCAATTCCTCCGATGATGTAGGTCTTATCAAGCGCATGTGCATCGATCGGCGTGTAGCTGACGAGCACTGCGACATTGGCAGCATCTCCAATATTGCCGCCTAAGGCAGTGGAAATCCTGGTGATGACTACCTTTCCGCTCCGATCGTAGGTCAAAACGTAATCGGTGTCCTCTACGTAAGTGATGGACCCGGCAGAATCCTTGACTATTACAGTGTCTTGCGGAATGTCTGAACCTAGGGTGATCGAATCTGTAGCGAACGTTTGCGGCTCATCGACTACTGGCGTTCCCTGCATCGCGCTATCCTTGGAATCCAGCACGTTAACCAGGATGATCGGCCCCGTGTTGAACAGCACAAAGTAGTCAAACATGACCTCGCACAGCGGGTAATGTTCGAAATCGTAGCTGAATCCCATCTCCGCAACCGCTTCCTCGTAGCTGTAATAGACTCTCGGGACGTTCAGCGGAGCAGGGCTGCTCGACATGAAGCTCGGCGCCGCTCCGACAGCCACCGGTATTCCTGAATCTGCCGTAATCGGCGCGACGATCGACGTCGGGACGTCTCTCCAGGTAACGCCATGTTTGTAAGTTGAAACTGCCATAGGCTTTGTCTCCTTTTATTGTGATGTTTTACTGACGATTTCTTTGAGCGCCTTGTACGCGAGGTTCTCCATACTGTTCGGATTGATGCGTAAATTCTTCCTGGCTGCGCCCAGCTTTTCCGTACTGATGTACAAGGCACGCAGCAAAGGAACCTTGGCCATCTGCTCCTTCAGGAATTCAGGAGGCTCGGACTCCAGGTACAACGTCCACTGCTTCAGGCCGACCTGAGGAACTGTGGGGCCGATGTAGATGTGATTAGTACGACTCTGGACTTGGCTGTTCATCAGAGGGGATCGGAAATTCGTTAAAGCGGCCCCGGTTGGTTTCGCCGCTCAGGAAGCTCTCCTCGTACTGGCTCTTAGGCACCGGCAGCTCGAAACAGAGGAGCAATTCACCGAAGAAGTAGGGAAAATAATTGGTCGACGCCCCTCCGTAGAAGCGGTTGATCTCCCACTTGAGCGGCATACGTAAAGGAAACTGCTCGCGGATAATATCCTGTTCTCTCAAACGGTCCTTCAGGCGTTGAACGATATTGGTCACGTCGCGATAACCTTGCTGGTCTGGCGTATCGTCAAACACGCCGACAATGACCTCGACCTCTGCAATCTCGCTCTCCTGCGACTGCGTACCTCTGCGGGCATTAAGGATGATGGCGGGATAAGTAGTGATGTCGCCAGGAACGACTGCACCCGCCTCGTTTCGAGGGATAAATCCGCTCCAGACTCTTGGCGGAACCATTTCGCCAGTCTGCTCGTTCGACCGGAACAGGTAATCGTTAGTCTGCTGCAGGAAAAACTCAACCAGCGCATCCTCCAACTGGAATACGGTCGAGGCGGCATTGACCGACTTGTTGGTCCTCAGGTCTGGCGGCGGATACGTAGTCATAGGTTGCCTGCCCTGCCTGCCTCCTGAATCTCTTTCACGTTCGGCTTGGCTTTCGCCAACGCCTTCACCTGCGCGTTGTTCTCGCCGACTGCGTCCATCAGGCGGTCGACGTTATGCTTCAGCCGCGTTGCCAACGCCTCGTTCATTGACTTCTCGATCGCTGCCGAAATGCCCTTACTGCTCGCCATCTGGCTCGCTCCGATAGTCGACACGGGCGCGATCGGGAACCTCGACGCCCCCGGCTTGCGCTTCCAGACCCTGCCGTCGGGGAGCAGAAATCCGCCTGCAACGGCCTTCTTGTTGCCTTTGACGATCACGACCGAAACATGCTGCTTGCCGTCAGTAGTTTTCACTTTAGGAGTGAACTGCCCCACGTTCATCGGTCCGCTCTTGATCGAGAGCGCCCCGTCCTTGTGCTGATAGGTCGCCTTCTTGATGTCCATGCCGGACGCCTTCAGGACTGAACTCTTGATTGCGTACTTGGCGTGGATGTTCTTGGCGGCAGAGGTGCGGCCCGCCAGGAGAGAGCGATTGATGGCCTCGCTCATCGCCTGATCGTATCCGTTCGTCAGGCCGCCGAGAAATTTCTTGGCAGCGCTGAAACCGATCGGAACCACGCCCATGTTAAAAGGCATCCTTGCTTTCTCCTTTCAGGTAAGCTTGTCCAGTGACATCTCGTAACACTCCTCTGCGTCGACAACCTGGATGATCCGATATTTGCTCCGGTTAGGGTTTCCTGGGTCCCAGGTATAAAGGATTTCCTCGGGCCTGGGCTGAACCGCAAAACAGCTCTTAGCGATGAAAAGCATCACGTCGCCGATGTAGACGCCCTGCTGCTGGACGATCATCCTGCGCTGAACTTCAGACTTGTCCCAGACACACTTGGCGACGAACACCTTCTCGCTTCCTCCCGGTCCGATGATCGCAAACTGACGCCCTGCTCCACGCTGCACTGCTCCGCTCACCGGATTGACGTGCGGCTCGATGCTCCTTTCCCCGAACTCGTCAGGGTTGAAGAACACCGGGCCGAGGTCAGGCCCGAACTGGTCCTTGAGCGTTCCGTAGTCCTGAATCGGAACCTCGACTATTGGAGGCAGGCTGCCGTTTCCCACGCTAAGCTCCTCTCTTGAAAGCCCGTTTCTCAGCCTTGGTTCTGGCAGGCTCCATTTCCTGCTCGTAGTCGACTGCGTCCAGCTCGGACTGAATGTCGTAGCCCTCGACATCCGGCACCGGTTCGGGAGCAGCCGGCTCGCCCAGGTACTCGGGGGTGCGCAGCCGCTCAGGAATGAACTCCTCGTCCAGCACGGTGCCGAACGGGTAGTTCTTCCCGTCGATGATCATGTTGACCTTGAGTTGTGCCTTGCCCATCTAGACGCACCCGGTAAGCACTGTCCAGCAGAGCAGGTCGATCGGCACCGGCACCGGACGCGAAGACAGCGTGTACATGTAGAAGTTTCGATTGACGTTGCACTCCGACTTCGGGACACGGTCCAAGAGGTAGGTGTGAAACGCCCCGTCCATCTCCTCGATCTGCGTCACCCAGGCGTAAACCATGCGGTTCTTGACGGCAGAGCTGCCGAGCAACACGGTGCCAGAAGGAACGTAGGGAACAGCAACATTGTTCGCCACATAGGTGCCGGAATAGATGATGTTGCTAAGCACCGGATACGTGAAACTCGGAGCGCGAGCCACCCCTGCTGGCGAGGTTTCAGGCATCGAGAAGCTGGAAATCGGCGTCAGGCCCGAAATGTTCTTCATCAACTCCTTGACGTTAGGATTGCTCCAGAGCGCCTTCCAAGAGTCGGGAGAATAGATCGCCACGTCGCCTCCGTAACCGTTGGCGTTCAGCCCTTGCTGGGCAGCCATCAGGTCGTCGAGAGGATTAGCGCTGGGATCGGTCCAAGGTTTCTGCAGCGCGGACTTGTTCGTGAATCCGTAGTCGATCACGATGCTGGTCTTGTTCCGGTAATTGATCGGGATCTTCCCTTTGAACATGCACTCGCAGCACATGAACTCCTCGGTGCGGGAAATCTCGTCGTCCATCTCGGTCGTGTCTGCAGCAAAGAGGTCTGCGACCCGCTGCTCGGGCGTCTTGAAGTTATACATCGTCTCGCCCCAGCCCGGTCTGGTCGCCTCCCTCAGGGAAATGACCCTGGCGGGCGCGATGATCGGAGCCTCGACGAAGGTGCGTCCGAACGGCTTGCGCCTTCCGATGACCTGACCTTCCAGAGGCAGGACGAACGGAGCCAGTCCTCGGGCGCCACGATAGGTGTCGACCTGGATAACGTTAGCCGAGACGTAGTCCTTCGCGCTGAAAAACATGTCCCGAATAAGGCTCGGAACAGCGTAGCGGGTGATCACGCCCTCAATCAGGGAATAGGTGTCAAAGACGCCCATCTCTAAAGCAGGCTGCGGAGTGATCATGCGAGGATCTGGAGGAGACGGCTGTCCTTCTTTGGGTGAAGGCGGTGGTGGCGACGTTGATTGGTGCGGATGTTGTGCCATAAATAACCTTTCTTCTTACGGCATGCTTGGAGGCCCCGGAGGCATCGGATTGATGCCCGTATAGCCTTCGTAGCTATACTCAAGCAGGATTCCTAGATCGCGCAGCCGGGTGTCCAGCGGCCCGTCGACAGTAATCTCTGCGTTGTTGGCAGACTCGATTTCCTGCCTTAGGAAAACGCCCTCGCGATAAATCATCACCGCCATACTGACGGTCTGATTGTTATCAGTGATGTCGAAATCGTCAGCCAGCACGCCGTAGATGGTCGCGCCTGCTGCATCAGCGACGCCGTCCCAAGGCGTCAGCTGCTTTGTTGCCTTGTCGTAAGACATGAACCTTCCCGCCTTCTGCACACCGGCGTTCGGGTTGAGGTCTGCGTTGAAAGTTGCACCAGCATCAAGGTCTTTCCCGATGATCGTGATTGCCGGTTGCACCGTGCCTGTTCTAGTCATTGACGCCATAAGCGTTTTCTCCTTTTCGAATTTGAGGTTTAAGTTTTACTGTCCGTTTCCCATGACCTGAGCCATCCGGTTGACCGGCTTCTGCGCCCTCATGGCATTCTGAAACAGGGTTGCGCCCTTGGCCCGCTTCTCGTCGACCGGAGGCACAACGGGAGCGTCGCCCGCCTTAACCGAACCGGCTGCCGCTGCGTCCTTCTGCAGGGCATTGGTTGCAGCAGATTTCGTCAGCTCGGCGCGTGTCAGGTTGAAGCATTCCATCGCGATCTGTTCAGGCATTCTTCCGTCTGCCTTAGCTGAGGCAATCACGGCTTCCAGGCCTGGAGTCATCATGGCGTCCAGGGCCGCCAATCGCGTTCGCTCGCTTTCCCTGGCCTCGGTCTGAACAGCCGCGAAGACCTCGGGATGTTCACTCCTTAATTGTTCACTGGTCATAGGCTTTGTTTCCTTTTGTTTGGGTTTCACTTCGATTCTGGCAGTTTTTGCCATGTAAGGGAACTTGGGGAAGTTGCGGTAGTGATACTTCTCAACGTTCATCACCCGACCGCTACACATGATCTGTGTGTCGCTGACCTTAGCAATGGCTTTGATTTTTCCCCTGACCTGATCAACGAATCCATATTCCAGCGCCTCGTCGGCGGTCATCCAGGTTTCGTCGGTCATCAGCTGAAGAATCTTCTCCTGGTCGATCTTGTCCTTGACCTGCTCCTTGTAGACCGAAACGATCGGGGTAGTCAGCGACTCCAGGGTGTCGGCAGTCTTGCGATGCTCGGCAGCGTTGCCAAAGGTCATCCCGATCGGCAGGTGGATCATGTAGTTGGTATTGTGCCTCGCGATAACCTCGTCAGCTGCGCTGGCAATAACAGTGGCTGCGCTGGCGCAGATCCCATCGATGTAGCTGGTCTTCTTTGCCGGATGATCCTCGACGATGTTGTGGATGGTGTGCGCCGTAAACACGTCGCCTCCAAGCGAGTTGATATGGATGTTTAATCGCTTGAGGCCTTCACCCAGCGCAGTCAGTTCGTTCGCGAATTTCTTGGCGGTGATCCCTTCGCCGGTCCAGAAGTCCTCGCCGATGTCCTCGTAGATCCGCATGATGGCGGTTGCGCTCTTCTCCGAGTCGCTGATCTCCTCGACTGATTCGGATTCCGATTCAGTCAGGACGCCAGCCTCCTCGCCATCTCCAGCTGCGTCGAGCCGGAAGACCTCAACGCCCATTCCCGCTTCGGGTCTTTTGCGGTCGTCGCGCACAAAGGCGCGTAAGTAGATTTTTCGCATTCGATTAGTCTCCTTGTTGCTGCTGTGACGTAGTGCCGCTGTCGCCCTGATCACCGGTATCGCCAGCGTCGCCCAGGTCGCCCTCAGGCGGGGTTTCCCCTGTCCCTGTCGTGTCTCCTGCTGTCGCAGGAATAGGCGCAGCCTTGGTGTCCTGCAGCCTCGCGTAAGGCAGGCCCACTTCCTCACAGAGATCGGCTTCGATTCCCTGCTGCATAGTGTTGGCTCGCCAGTCGCTGCCGTTGATCTCTAGGGATTCACGCTCCAGGGTGGAAACGCCCAGCTTCACCTTCTTGTCGCTGGCCATGACCTCCTTGAGCGGGTCGATGGAACCGGGCGAGCTGCCGCTCCACGAGCACTTCGTCCACGCTCGCTGAATGCGTGGATCGTCAAAGAATCCGGGCGCCGTGATGATTCCCTTCGCGACCGCCTCCATCATCCAGGCGAGGTAGATCGGCTGACAAAACTGATCGACCAGGAGCTGGCGCAGGACTTTCACCCTGCGCCAGAACTCAAGGAGGGCTGCCCGCGATGCGGAATAGGAGGAGTTGAACTGCTTGAGCAGGACTTCAAACGGGATGCCGAGACAGCTGCCGATAAACTTGCACAGGGCGATCACGTAGGGCTCGAATTGACCTTCCGGCCCCGCGTTAGCAGGGAAGGAAATCGCGTCGCCGGGACGCATCCAGTTGATGATGCCGGGACCGAGCTTCACGAGGTACGGGTCGCGGGCTACCAGATCATTCGCCAGATCGTTGACCATACTTGAGTCGACGATTCCTGAGAACATCTCGGTTGACGGCATCGCGGAGGTAATAAACGCCGTGAAGTACGATTTGATGACGTTCTGCACGGTCGTGGATTCCACGTACCGCTGCAGGTTCTTCATCTCGGTCATACACTTGCTCATCAGAGGCACGCCGCGCCTCTGCTCGGGACGTTCCATCTCGGCGATCAGGAGAGCGACCGGTCTGCCGGTTTCTTCTCCAAACGCCGGAACGCGGGTAAAAGACTGCGGGTCAGCCCCCGAAACTGCCATGCCGATAGAGGGAAGGGAAAGAGGATGGTATTTGCTGACCCAGTAAGCGTCGACCTCGCCATCGTCGGTCAGCTCGACCCCGCCAAACGTCTTAACCAGTCCGTCCTTGGTCGCGTTTCCAGGTATGGCAGGGACGCCGAAAAAGCCTGTGCCTGCAGTGAATGGATTAGCGACCCGGTCAGCCTCGATCAGCCTGATCTTGGTGTCGTAGATCGAGCCTTTGCGCTTCTTCATAGGGAGAAGCGCCAGGATGTCGCCCGAGATGATCTCATTGACGAAGGTTAGATCCTGCAGCTGGTAAAAGGTAGAGCGGCGATTCCAGTCGCACTCGACCGTGTCGGCAAAAATATCAAATTCCTCACCCAGGAACTTGTTAGTGTCAGCAGCCTTCGCGGCATCCATGCCGAGCACAGGACCGTCGACCTGAGGCATTGGAGTCAGGCCGTTTCCTACCACGTTAATGCGCAGGGTGAGGACTGCGCCCCCGGCGATCGGGGAGCCCATAAACAGGTCGCGTGACCGCACCCGCAGAAGCGGCAGGTTGTAGATGATGTCCTGGTCTGCGCTCGCGCTGAAGGCCCGCCACTCCTCCAGGCCTACCTTGCGCCTGCTCGCGCCGTAGTTGCCGTAACCGAACTGATTCGACAGGCCTGCGGGATTAGTGAGAAAAGTGGTTGCTGCATTCTTGAATCGTCCGTTCGGACTTCTTGACTGCTGCGGCTTGCGCGGCTTGCCTATGACCGCCTTTCTCATACGTCGCAAGGCACTCCGCGCCGGGATTGAATCGAGGAGCTAACGCCCAGCGCAGCGTCGTTGGCTGCGTTAGTCCAGAAGGTTAAAAGCCCCTGCAGCTCAGCGATAGTGAAGCGGACAAGGCCACGCGAGCCGACGTGGTAGGAGGCAACGCCCGAAGCAACTGCCTTGCGCAAGGCCTCCGCAACCTCGTTGCGGCACATGATGCAGTACTGATAGTCGAACCCTGGACGCACCGGATACCAGGGCACGGCAACGGTCATCGAACCGTTACGGCCATTGCTCATTTAGGGTAAGGAATCGCGAAAAGAGAGGTATCTAGTCCCGGCGTGTACCGCTTGCTATAGCAGCGGTTGCCGAAATTGGCAATCGAATTGCCAAAATTGGCAATCGGAGGCTCATTACGGAATATGAAGGAAATGCTTCGACCGTTCGCCTCGACAGCTCTCTGGCGCGATCAATTCGATGAGGATTTCGGCGCCATGCTGCTTGAGCACGTGGACAGGCCGGTCACGCCTGAATTGGTAAAACTGATCGTTGACCAAACCATCGAACTGCTGAAATCTGAGAAGTATCAGGACAGCGCAAAGGTGCAATTCCTGAAACAATACTGGCTGGGAAAGTAAAATGCCCTCGTGGTGTAAAACGACTAGCATGACGGTACGACGGCGATACCGGTAAAAATCCGGTCGAGGGCTCCAAGCCTTTTAAAATGCGCTGATAAGGCGTGACCACGTGATAGCACGACCTTACGTTCCCTAATCGGATCGGCATGGTGAAATGCCTGCTCAGTGCACCACTTGCTGTTCAGCGAAGGTGAGCGGGGCGTTTGCCTGCCTTTTTGGCGGCCGCCCTCGCTGTCGTGTAAGAGGCGGCAATCGCCTGTTTTATGGGCATTCCTGCCTTACGATGAGCACTGATGTTTTTACCGATTGACCGCTTACTGTATCCTTTGATGGTTGGCATAGTTGTTCCTTTCTTTAAAACATCGTCGAGCCTGCGCCGTAACCTCCTCCAGCTTGCTGAGGAGTCTGGGCCCCGTAGCGGGAGACTGCCTTTGCCGAACGTTCCGACCGGTCGTTCTCGTCCCTTGGGTCAAGCAGGTCGCGGCCCATCTCCTCAAGGCGGATGCCGCTCCAAGGGATAACGATTCCCGCCATAGCGTAGATGCGGCAGTCGAACGGCTCGTTATGCTGACTGAGGCGCTTCACCCAGATGAAGGTGCGAAAGCCGTGCTTGCTCTTGATCTTTCGCTGCTCGGCGCACAGCCCCTTGAAATA